TTTTTTAAATCTAAAGGTAGAGACAAAGATAAAATACGTTGGTGTGAAATTAACGACATAGAAATTGTAATATTTAAGTATAGCGACACAGATGAACAGTGGAAACAAACAATACTCGGTAGATGACTTTATTGACGCTATTGAAAACTACGTAAGTTTTGAAAGCGTAATGTCGTGTAGCATTAATCCAGAAGCGGAACAGGCTATTAATCTAACTTCCGCAAAGATAAAACAATTAAGCCACGATGAGTGTTTGAGACATGCATATGTATTATATCAATACTGTAACTATGTTCAGGGTGTGTACAACAAGCATCTCATAAAACTAAAATGGGCAGAGCAACAGTTGGGGAAAATGGTTTCCGCCCAGTCTGACCAGTTTAGTAAGTATATGAAATGGGAACAAAAGATACACGCCGTTGTACAGAACGATGACTTTGCACAAAAGCTATGGGATTTGAAGGTATCTGCCGAGGGCAAGGTTACTTGGCTTACGGATAAAATACGAGACATGAGAAAACAAGCAGATGTCTTAGTTGAAATATCTAAAAAGAAGCGTTATGGAAGGGGATAAAATGAATTTTACTCAGCTACAAAAAGCTATAGAAATTTTAAAAGAAGGGATCAACAATGGGAATATGGAGCAAATTGCTGAAGGGTATTACGAACTCACAGGAGAAACAATCTCCTCCGATGAAAAAGCAGAACCCGAAAAAGTGCAAAAGCCAGAAGTGCTGCAAGAACAAACCACAAAACAAATAGATTTTTCTATCAAACACAAAAAAGAAGAGAGGGGCATAAAAGAGCCTGTTGTGGCTGGTCAGAATACTTTTGTTGACGATGGAACAGAACACAACGATGAAGAGAATGTGACCCCTAGCGTGACGTTAACACCCAGACGACGCAAGCCCTACGAACCAAAAAGCGTAAATTGTCATGTGTGCGGAAAAAATTACAAAGTCAACCCGTCGCTTTTGTCTGGCGAGTTTTATAGATGTGACTCTTGCGTGGGTACTAAATAATGAACGAAGCTATTGCAAATCCAGCATCAGAACGAGCTGTGATTGCAGGGGTTTTTAATCATGGTTCAGACGCTTTTATAGACGTAGATGATATTATTGATGTAAAATCATTTACACTAGAAGAAAACCAGATTATATACTCCTGTTTGAAAAAGGTGTTTGAAACAAGCAGTGCTGTTGACCTTCCTTCTCTGTTAAGCGCCGCAGGAAGTTTAGGGCTAGAATCTTCTTTTGACGACAAGATTCCATCTGACCACATAAGGGCTATGTCTAACATGGACATAGCTCTTGAAAATGTTAGACATCATGCGGTTAAAATAAAAAAACTAGAAATTGCCAGAGACATTAGGTCGAGAGCAAGGCGAGTTATAAGCAATATAGGAGATGTGACTGGTGACGAAACTGTTGACCAGCTTATCAACATTGGAGAGTCTCCGTTTTTTGAACTGTCGTCCGCGCTAAATAGTTCGGTAGAAGATAAGCCGGTTTCTCTTGGTGACGAGATTGATGAGTATATCTGTCACTTGGAAGAAAACCCTTCGTCCATGCTAGGGTTGAGCAGCGGGTTTACAAGGTTTGACGCAGCGATTGGTGGAGGGTTTCGTCGCAAGTGCGTAGACCTAATAGCCGCACGACCCAAGACCGGAAAAAGTATGTTGGCCGACAATGTTGCCATGCACATTTCTAGTACGCTGGGTGTTCCCGTCTTGATGCTCGACACCGAAATGTCGAAAGAAGATCACTGGAACAGGCTTCTAGCCAACTTTAGCGGGATAACCATCAACGACATATCCACAGGAAACTTTGTCAACATATCTGGCGGCAAGGAAAGAGTAGAGCAAGCTTCAGAAAAGCTAAAGAATATTCCATTTGACTACCTAAGCATAGCTGGCAAGACTTTTGAAGAGACCCTTTCTATAATGAGAAGGTGGATTATTAAAAAGGTCGGGTTTGATGAGAATGGCAGAACAAATGATTGTATGATAATATACGACTATCTGAAACTTATGCACTCAGAGCAGATTAATGATAGCATGAAAGAGTTTCAGGTGTTAGGCTTTCAAATCACCCAACTGCACAACTTTACAGTCCAGTACGACGTGCCTTGTTTGAGCTTTGTACAGTTGAACAGAGATGGTATCACAAAAGAGTCCACAGATGTGGTAAGCGGCTCTGATCGTCTTATTTGGCTGTGTAGCAGTTTTAGTATCTTTAAAAACAAATCAGACGAAGAGATAGCGGAAGACCAAGGAAAAAGCGGTAACAGAAAACTAATACCGATTGTAACTAGGCATGGCGGTGGGCTTGCAGACGACTACGACTATATCAATATCTCTATGCAGGGTGAGGTAGCAAAAATAGAAGAAAAAGAAACCAAAACAGAACTCTTGTTGAAGAATAGAAGGGGAGACGATGGCTTTGACCATTCCATCGAAGATGAAGAAAAACCGTTCTAGGAAGAAACTGAATAGAACTGAAAAGATTGCTCTCAACCTAAGACTGGTTGAATCAGCCGAAGAACTTTTAAACTATTTTGGTATTGAGTATACGCACAATGGAACGTACCTTTCCATGACTTGCCCAATCCACGACGGTGCAGATAATCCAACGGCAACTTCCATTTGTATAGATCCAGACGACAGTGTTTATGGATTGTGGAGATGCTGGACTAGAGGATGTCAACAAAAATATTCCCATGATATGCTTGGGTTGGTTCAAGGCATCATGGAGTCCAGAAAAGATGGAAAGATAGCTTTTTCTAGAGTTGTAAGTTTTTGCATTGATTTTACCGAGTCCAATATAAAGGATTTGAAGGTAAAAGAAAGCGGCCTTAGTCGTATCGACAAGCTTTCAAAAGCTATCCAGAAAAAGAAAAAGATACCGGAACATAAAATATCCCGAACAGCCGTTAGAAAATCTCTGATTAGACCGGCTAAGTACTACCTGAAAAGAGGCTACAAAGAAGAAATTCTTGATAAGTTTGACGTTGGAATTTGTCTTGACAAGTCCAAGCAGATGTACAATAGGGTTGTAGCACCTGTATACGATGATGAGTTTAATTATATGGTAGGTTGTGTCGGTCGTGTACAACATGAAGAGTACAACGGAAGAAAGTGGATAAACTCAAAACACTTCCATACTAGCGTCTATCTCTATGGATACTGGCTGGCAAAAGATAAGATACGAGAAACAAAGTCCGTTGTTCTTGTAGAAGGACAAGGCGACGTTTGGAGACTTCACGAAGCCGGTATTGAAAATGCCGTTGGTATTTTTGGTTCCAGTCTAAGTGACGCACAAGTAAGAACTCTTGAAACTTCAGGAGCTTTTAATATAATAATCCTCACGGACAATGACGAAGCTGGCAAGAAAGCCAGAGAGTCAATTAAAGAAAAGTGTTCTAGGATATTTAACATACTAGAGCCTATAATTAATCATAAGGATGTAGGAGACATGACTGTTGATCAGATTACATCCGAATTAAAACCACAGTTGGAAGGACTTGTATAATGGAACAACATATACTGGGTATTTCTGGCGCAAAGCAAAGCGGAAAAACCACTTGCGCAAAATTCATTCATGGATACCAAATGAAACTCCATGATGTCATAGAAAAATTTATGATGAATGAAAAGGGAGACCTTATTGTCAACAGTCTTGTTCTCGACGAAGACGGAAACCCTCAAGAAGCACTCGGTATATTTGAAGTAGAAGGCAGAGATCCTGAGTATATTGAATACTGCCATAGCATGGTGTGGCCTTACGTCAGAGCGTTTAGTTTTGCCGAGCCGCTAAAGTTGATTTCTATGATGCTTTTTGGTCTAACTGAAGAACAATGCTTTGGAACTGACGAAGAGAAAAACAGTTCAACAAAAATTACGTGGAAAAGAATGCCGGGACTTAAAGAAAAAAGAAAAGGCTTTATGTCGGCTAGAGAATTCCTGCAATACTTTGGTACAAACATATGTCGCATTGTAAAGAATGATGTTTGGGTAGAAGCCTGTATCAATTCAATAAAGAGTAGCGGGACACAGCTTGCTATCGTTCCAGATGTAAGATTTGATAACGAAGTCCAAGCTATCCAAGAGGCTGGTGGTAAAGTCATCCGCTTAACCAGAAAGCCTCACGAAGATGCTCATGCTAGTGAGACAGCATTAGACAACTACAAGGACTTTGATTGTGTTATTGATAACTCTTCGTTAGATATACACGAAACAAATATGGAGCTTTTAAAGATATTGAAAGAGTGGAGATGGCTAAAAACAAAAAATTAATTGTCGAAATTCCGTTTACTGAAAAAATGGTAAAATCCGCTAGACGTAAGGCAAAATCCCTTGGACAAATCAGCAATTCGATTCTAAAGGGAAAAGGAAACTTTGCGGGATACCTTGGCGAAGAGGCTGTTGCCGCCTATATTGAAGCAAACATTATTAGCAATAACAAAGGCGATGCAAAATACGGCCATGACTTAATCAAGTCAGATCGCAGAATAGAAGTTAAAACAAAACGCCGAACAGTAGAGCCTAAGCCGTTTTACGATGTCTCCGTAGCGGCGACTAGTAAACATCAAGCCGACAAGAAGGGTTTGGACTTGTATGTTTTTGCAAGTATTCAATTTGAAAACAATAAACCAAAAAAGATTTGGATCATCGGACAAAAAGACAGGGATAGTTATTTTAAGGAAGCAAGGTTTATCAGAAAGGGTGAACCCGAAGGGAATAACGGGTTTATTGCTCATGCCGATATGTATAACTTAATTACTACAAAGTTAGAACCATTAGATGATAGTTTGCTACCACAGAAGCAGTAGTCTAGGAACACTAGAATTCTGCGAACAGAAATACTTCCTTCAGTACAATCTTGGGCTGAAGGATAAAACTAATAAAAAAGCTTTGATGGGTACTATTGTCCATAAGGCTTTGCAGATCCTTGGTGATCAAAAGTTGTGCGTTGTTCGTGGAAACAAAAGTTTCACAGACGATGAGCTTGGAAGGTTCAAAGTTCAAGATTGCAACAACCTACCAAAGATCACAGAGAAGGCGTTCGATTATTATCAAAAACACTTCCCTGAAGTAACACTAACCAAAGCAGACTTAAAGACATGTGCCAAATGGACAGAAAAGGCGGTAGCATACCAAGACGGCTTCTGCGACCCAAGAAACCAAAACATATTTGCCACTGAAAAGTTCTTTGATATTGAAATTAAAAAGCCATGGGCAAAATATAGTTACAGAGTTGGAAAAGAAAAGATAGACGGCTACCTTTCCATTAAAGGCACCGTAGATGTAATCATACAGCACGAAGATAAGTACTTCGAGATTCTTGATTATAAAACCGGCAAGAGAATTAACTGGGCTACCGGAGAAGAGAAGAC